GAATTTTTTGATATTTCTTTATCAGAAGCTATTGCCGCGATAAAAAATATCAAGGAGAAATATATTTAGTTTGGATTTTTAAGATATTTATAATATATTAACCACATTATTAATCAAATTTAAAAAACAAAAATTTAAAAACAAAATGAAAAAATCAATTATTTTATTTGCTTTCGTTGCTACTCTTGCATCTTGTACTTCAACTACAACTCCTGCACCTACAGTAACATCTACTGATTCTTTAACAACTGATACTGTTGCTACTCCTGCTACCGCAGGTAAAGTAGATACAGTTAAGGTAGATACTACTGTAAAAAAGTAATAAAATATTGCCTCATATTTATTTATAATATGGGGCAATTATTCTACTCACATGAACTTAGATAGTATATTTAATTTATTTAGTAATGAAGATGATCAATCTAGTAATGATGAAACATCATTGCTAATAGATTTTTCTGATCATCCTTTATTCTGGATTGGTGGATTTAATAAATTAATTAGTAATCATTTATTTTTTAAACAATATACTGTTAAGACTTTTAAAAATATATCTCCGGATATCAATATTGATGAGTTAGAAAAAGCTGGGGAGGAATTAATGTTTAGAAAAGCTTGGGATTATATTAAACCTATTAATTTAGATAAATCTTTTCATGTGGAGTGCCTTAAACTTAAGGCAGATGAATATTTAGTTAGTAATTTACAAATGTCTATTTTATTTTTTGAAGCGTTTGAAGAGTATGAAAAATGTGCTTTATTAAAACATATTCAAGATAAAGTAAAGGAGTTTTTAGATTAGTTTGGCCTCATAAAAAATATCACGTATATTTTAACTACGGGTTTTAAGGAAAAGAGAATGAGGATAAGAGAAACGAGTAACGCGCAAATGAGTAAAACGGGTAAGTAAGAAATAAACTAAAAATAAATCTATGAGAAACAGAGAATCATCTTTAAGAAAAATCGATAGTATCGATTCAGGCTTAAATAATTTAATTTTAACATTAAATCAGGGTAATCGTGAAGGATGTTATGAAGCAGTTGAAAAACTAAGAGAACAATTAGATCAACTACGTACATATATCGAATCAGAACCTATTAATAATAGTGAATTAAATCCTTTATACTAAACAGTTATGAAATTAACGGCAGAACAGATCCAAGAAAATTGGAATGAGTTTATGTCCTACATTGAGACATATATATCAGAACCACGTAAAACCCATTTAAAAGACTTTTACAAAAAATATGCAGAACGTATAATGCTTATGCCTGCATCTCATAAAAAAGAATATCATAATGCATTTCCAGGAGGATATGTTGAACATGTTAATCGTGTTATTCAAGCTGCTCTTAGGTTTAATCAAGTGTGGGTTGAGTTTGGTGTGGAAAAAAATTACACCACCGAAGAATTAGTATTTTCAGCTATGAATCATGACTTAGGTAAAATGGGTGATGAAGAAAATGAAGCATATATTCCTCAAACTGACCAATGGCGTAAAGATAAATTAGGTGAAGATTATAAGTTTAATGATGCTTTAGAATTTATGTCAGTTCCAGATCGTGGTTTATATTTACTTACTCAACATGGTGTTTCTTATACTAAAAATGAAATGTTAACTATTAAGTTACATGATGGTTTATATGATGACGCTAATAAACCATATTTAATAAATTGGATGCCAGAAACTAAACCACGTACTTCATTAATTTATATTGTTCATCAAGCCGATTTAATGGCTGCTCGTATTGAATTTGAACGTGAATGGCTTCCAAGGATTAATAAAACAAATTTGGATACCCATAAAAAGGATATTACATTGGATAAGTCAAATAAAAAACCTACAATTAAAACTAAAGCACTTAATAATATTAAGAGCGAGGGTTTAAAAAACGCAATGAATGATTTTTTTAAAGATTAATAAATAATAAATTTAAGTTAAATAAAGGTTGTAAGTTTACGCTTACAGCCTTTTAATATTCAAAACTATGATTGCAATTATATCTGTACTTTCTACTCTTGTAGTAATACTATGTTATACTAGTTATAATTTATTAAAAAAGAATGAAAAATGCGAAGACGTTATTAAGTCTTATGAAAATTATATGATTAACTTATCTAACATAATTGAATTTTCTGATAATAAGCTTAAAGAAATCGATCATAAAGGAACCTTTACTGGTGATGATGAAGTAGGATACTTTTTTCAACAACTAAAATATCTCCAGGAACAATTAAATAATTTTAAAGTTAAATAAATATGAGTAAAAATTATTTTACCCAAGATACTGAGGATGCTATAGTAGCTTATAATTTAAGTTTAGATTTTACCGAACGTAGTAAAATTTATAACGATAGAATCCACTATGCGTTTTTTAAATTAACTCAAAATATTATTCATACATTTAAGTTCTATTATACTGAAGTTGAGAATATCGAAGATTTACAACATGAAATTATAACTTTTCTACTCAGTAAAATACATTTATTTGATCCAAGTAAAGGAGCTAAAGCATATTCATATTTTGGTACTATAGTAAAACGTTGGTTAATTTTATATAATGAAAAAAATTATAAAAAACGTGTAGCCTCTGTCCCAATTTTATCATTAGAAGAAGATAATAATCACTCATATGTACTTGAAGAAAATAATTCACTTAGCGGTAAACTAGGACATAACGATAAAATATCATTATTTACAGATTTATATATAGAATATTGTACTACAAATATTTATACTCTTTTTCCTAAAGAAAACGATTCTAAAATAGCTGATGCTATACTTGAGTTATTTAGAAAACGTGATATTTTAGTTGTATTTAATAAAAAAGCATTATATATCTATATAAGAGAAATGGTAGATGTTAAAACACCTAAAATTACTAAAATAGCTGATAGGTTACATGATATATATAAAAAAGGCTATATCTTTTATTTAGAAAATGGATATATAAAATTTTAATAAATTTAGTATTTATAATAAATATAATACTATGAGTAGTTTAGATTCTGATATTTTTGGTGATAAAAAATTAAAAGACTTATTCCAAGAAATATATAATAACCAAAAGAAAAAAGAAAAACAAATATCATCCTTAATAGAAGAATTAAAACCTCTAATAGGAGATATTGGTGACGCTACTTTAGTTGTACCATTAATTAAAGAATACTTAGAAATAGGTGTTAAAAATGATGAACAACTTATTAAAATGGCTACTATTATCCAACGCTGTTTAACTAATACTAATAATGGTGGAGACGGAAGTATTATCTCAGATGAAGAAAAATCTCAATTATTAGATGAGATTAATAAAATTCAAGATGAATTAAATAAAAAAGAAAAATAATGGCTTCATATGGGTTTAGTGGATTAAACAAAAATCTAAATTCTAGATTATCAAATAGTACTAATGTACTTAATGTTAGTAGTCTAAATAATCTAATATTAGCGGTTAGAGTTAGAAGTATTGTATTAGATAACACTCATCCTAGATTTAAAGAATTAGGAGAATGGAATGCTTTAGGAGCTATAGAATATGAAGAAGTAACCTCTCCTACTTTAAGTCCCTCATCTTTATCTGTAGCTTATTCTATCAATCCTAATATTAAAAGTTTTCCTTTATTAAATGAAATAGTATATGTAATAACATTTCCTGATACTAATATTGGAAAAAATAATACTTCTTCTAAAAAATACTATATTAATAATATAGGATTATGGAATCACCCACATCATAATGGATATCCTATTATATCTACTAATTTATCTCCTTCCCAACAAAAAGATTATATTCAAACTCAAGCAGGAAGTGTAAGACGAGTTACTGATAATTCAACTGAAATTAATTTAGGTAAAACATTTAAAGAAAGAGCAAACATCCACCCTCTATTACCATTTGAAGGAGACATAATTTATGAAGGTAGATGGGGGAATTCAATACGATTAGGAAGTACAGTTAATAAAACTCCTAATAATTGGTCATCAACAGGTAATGATGGAGATCCTATTCTATTAATTAGAAACGGTCAAGGTAATCAAATAGATCAAGGTTGGATTCCTATTGTAGAAAATATCAATGATGACGACTCATCTATTTATTTAACTAGTACCCAAAACATCCCATTAAAAGCATCCAGTACAGATTATACTAGTTATTCTAACGGATTTAATTCTTCTTTAGGAGAAATTCCTATTGTACCTAGTAAATACGAAGGTAACCAAATTATTCTAAATTCAGGTCGATTAGTATTTAATGCTACTAATGATCATATATTATTAAGTTCAGATAAATCTATAAATTTAAATTCATTAAAATCAGTAAATATTGACACTAGAAAATTTGTAGTTCAAGCAGATAATATATATTTGGGTGAAATAGGATTAGCTAATCAACATTTAATGTTAGGAGATAATACAGTTGAATTTTTAAAAACATTAGTATCATCTCTTAAAGATATGGCTAACTATCTTAAAACTCTTACTTCTGATCCTGTTACTCCTAATAACCCAGCAACATTTAATAGTACTCTATTACCTAAAGCTACTCAATTATCTATTACTTTAGAATCATTAGAATCACAATTAAATACTAGTCCTCCTGTATTAATTTCACAACGTAATTATACTTTATAATATGGCAGTATTAGCTCAAACAAAAAAAATAAAAGATATAACTTTAGTTAATGGACAACTACCTAATGAAATATTAATATCTATTGGAGGAAATGAAAAACTTTTCCAGCCTGCAGCTGAATCCTTTTTTAAAATGATGGAAGCAGCTAAAAAATCAAATTTAAAATATTATATAGAAGATACATATCGTTTATGTGGAGAACCTGGTGATGGTGAAAAATATTTAAAAGGAGAAACAGATTTTACTCAATGGGCAGCTTGGGATTTATCTCAATTAAAAAAAAATAATCCTAAAGATCCTAGATATTCTAAATATAATTTAGCTGCTGATCCGACAGAAGGATGTAAATCTAAACATGGATATGGATTAGCTATTGATATATATAATAATCCAAAAGTAATAACTCCTAATTTTTATAAAGGTATTTATACAACTGTAGATAAAAAGAAAATATATTCTATTAATCCTAAACAAGATGAACTTCAAACTTGGATAAGAAATAATGGAGGAATTTATGGATGGGTATGGACAGGAGTTAATTTTCCTACTATAGAACCTTGGCATTTTGATTATTTTTATGAAAAAGATCAAACTAAAAGTTCATATTCTGCTCCTTTAATTGCTAAAACTCCTACACAAATAAATAAATCAACAACACAAGATCAAAATAAATACGCTGTTAATAAAAATGTAACTAAAAATATAAATTCTTTTTTTTCATAAATGGCAAGCCAAATCCCTCTTTTAATAGCTAATAAAGGCCAGGATCTAATTAAACAAATGATTCCTAAAATTATTGATATTGCTCAAAAAACAGCTATTGAGAATATAGGACAATTAACTGAAAAATTACCTGATACTTGTTTAATAGGAACAGAATTACAAAAAATATTAAATATAAGAAACCAATTAATAAATAAATTAAATACTACTTCTAACTCTATAAAAACATTATCTAGTACTTTAAATCCATTAACAACAGTAGTAAATACAACAGAAAAAACTTTACAAACAGTACATACTACTCGAATAGCTGCTAATATTACTTTAGCTGCTTTTCCTGGAGGATTAGCTGGCGCACCGGGGATTATTCCATCTTCTATTAATATTGCAAAAGATTTAGAAGAATTTTTAACACCCCAAATAACTACAGCCAAAGGTACAATAACTTCTATTAAAAATGCTTTAGATTTTATTAATAATATATTAGTAAAACTTATTCGTTTGTTAAGTTCTATAGATAATTATTTAGCAGGTTGTGGAGTAACAGAAGGATTAGTTCCACTAAATGGAGATTTACAATCATTAAATAATGCTGCGTTAGTTGCTTCACAAATTCAAATTACTCCAAATTCTAATACATATCAAGGTTTTACTTTAGAAATAGTTGAAGTACCATATTCACCTACAGTAAATAGAAAAAAAGCTGTTGCTAAAAATAGAAATGGTATTATATTATTACAAACACCACTATCATTTACTACTACTCCACAAGTATTAATAAACGAAATTAAACTAATTATTGACTCAAATAATTTAAAAGCTGATTAATTAAATATTTATAATAGATGAAAACTGACGCATTAAAAAAACTTATCAAAGAAGCTGTTAGAGAAGCAATTCAAGATGAATTAAAAGATATTTTACTTGAAGCCGTTCGTTCTAACAAACAACCACTTAAAGAATCTTATATTCCATCAGATAATAAAACTTTAAATTTTACTTCTAATAACGTCCCTAAAACTCCAATAAATACTAAACAAGCATATATGGATATATTAGGTGATATGGCTAAAGGTCCTAAATCAGGATTAGAGGGAGAATTTAAAGTAGCCGGTCCTATAAATACTATGTCTGAAGGAAGTGCATTGCCTGATGGACAATTAGGTTTAGATCAAATAATGAATTTAATTAATAAATAATGGCATTCGGAGCAAAAAAAATATTTCCTATAGATACTAAACCGGGTACTGCGGTTGGTGTGGCTATTCCTTTTAATGCTCCCGCTACATTTTTTTCTACATATACAACTAAGGATGCTATTAGAAATAATTTAATAAATTTCTTTTTAACTAATAAAACCGAAAGATATTTAGATAATGACTTTGGGGCTAATTTAAGACAGTTTATTTTTGAACAAATAAACTCAGACAATATAAATAATATTAAAGAATCTATTCAACAATTAATAAATTTATATTTTCCAAATGTAAGAATAGATAAATTAGATATTCTAGAATCCCCAGATACTAATGAAATTAATATACAACTTTACTATAGTATAATCAATACTGGAATAACCGATCAAGTTCAAATAACTTTCTCATAATGGCTGTAAATAAAAATATAAAATATATAAATAAAAGTTTTAGTGAATATAGAGCTAGTTTAATAGACTACGCTAAAACATATTTTCCAACAACATACAATGACTTCAGTCCTGCTTCCCCAGGTATGATGTTTATTGAAATGGCAGCATATATAGGTGACGTATTATCATTTTATTTAGATAATCAAGTACAAGAAAATTATTTACAATTTGCTCGTCAGTCAAATAATTTATTTGAACTAGCATATATGTTTGGTTATAAACCAAATGTAACTGGTGTTGCTATAGTAGATATAGATGTATACCAACAAGTACCTTCAATAGTATCAGCAGG